CTTCAGGAGTTTGATATTGCCGGAGATCCTGATTCTGATATTATGGATGTCATACGTACTATTAATTCAGTACCTTATCAAGCTAATATGGCTGATGTTGAGTCTAAAGGCAAAGTTTTTGTTCATCCCGAAATATTTATTGCGACTTCTAATGAGAATCGTATCCAAACTCAATCAGTTAAACATCCAGAGGCTGTTGCTCGTAGGTTTGATTATGCTGTTTTGAGTGTGCCTGCTGATAGTTATTGCTTATTAGATTCTAATGGGAAACCCCCCAGCAATCCTTGGGATAGAGTTTTAGACCCTACCCGTTTGCCTGTAGGTCTAAGTGGTTCTACTATATTCCCACCAGATATGACCTATTTTATTCCTATTGATCTTTTAACAGGTTCCATTATTAGTCCGATTCGTTATACTTTTTATGATCTTGTTGAATTACTTCATTTTAAATCTATACAGAAAACCAAATGGCATCAGGCTAGAATTGATGATTTAGATAACATTAAAGAAGCCTTTCAGGAACGCTGCTCTATCAAATTGACTGACAATCCAACTATTAACATTCCACCTTTGTCCCAAGAAGACCCTCTGGTCATTGGGGAATCCACTTTACTTCTCGAATTTATGGGGAATGATAAAGTTGATCAACTTTATAGTATGGTCTCAGGTGTTAATGATGACACTAACTCTTTGTGGCGCTCTAGTCATATTATCAAGAATTTTAGAGAAAATTTCCTGGAAGATTTGAAATCAGGTTTGGTTAATGATCTTTCAGTAGATGAGCTTTATTTATGCTATTATGATTTAGAGATTAGTCTAGTCGATTTTCCTGATATAAAACCAACCAATTCTATCTGGACAAAACAAAATGAGGTTATTAAGACTTTATTGCTCAATTCCTATGGTTTAAAGGAACTTGTTTTCAGAAAAGTTATTGATTTTTATCATGATAACAAGAACAATATTGATAATTTTTCTATGATTTTAGTTATGGCTTCCACAGCTGGTTTACTCCAGCAGTTTTCCGGTTATATAACTAATTTATTTAAGCTTCCAACTAAACAACCACATAGCGTTAATATAGGCATGCCTAAGACTTCTATGAGTCAAGGATTTATGCATTCTACTATGACGAAGCCTCATGGTTACGATCCTAATGGAAATGCTCTAGCTAACTCAAAATTATCCTCTAACTCTTATACAGTGAATGTTAGATCAGGAGCTGATGCTCCTTTTCAGAAATGGGGCATTGTTACTATTTTCCATACTGTGAAGGATGTTAATTATGCCATAATACCTAATCATTTTCTCTTGAGATTTAAGAAAGCCATTTTAGAGGAACCTGATAGACACAATCTTGAGGTTATTTTCTCTTCTTTTTCTGGTCTAAAAAAGTTCTCCATGTGTCTTGGTGATATTCTTTTATCTTCTTATACTAATCACGACTCATTGAAACAAGATATAGCTATATTAAGGATTCCTACAGCGGTACAACCACATAAATCCATTATGAAATATTTTGTTGAACAGAGCTATCTAGACCGTCAAAGCTCTCTCCATGTTAGAATTGATAGTTTTACTGGTCGACATATTACTCATATAGGTTATGGCATGATGAGAACTTCTACAGCTGTTTATTCAAAAGAACAAGGTCTTGATTATGTTATACAACGCAGTATTGAACACACTATACCAGTTGGTCCAGGTGATTGTGGTTCCATTGTAACTGTTTTGAGCACTGGTACTAATAATAATATATTTGCTGGAGTTCATGCATGTGGTCTTGATGATCACGGCTGGGGAGCCGTTATTACTAAGGAACTACTTTACACTTTGATTGAGGAATTTACTGGAGACAGAATACCTTTGCCTAATAGCATCGGTGTTAGCCCTTTATCTAAGTTTAAGTGTATTGGTGTATGTCCAAATCCTCCAGCCTCTGGTTCTAAACATATATTAGTCCGTTCAAAAATGTTTGGTAAATTTGTTGATTATCCACCCTTGAAACGTCCTTCTAAGCTTTTCGGTGACGTCGACCATGATCCTAAAATTTCGGTTTATAGAAAATACTGTAATAATACTATACTTTTGGAAGATAAGATTCTGGATTATGTGATTTATGAAAAATTAGATCACATAAAACGAATCTATGGTTTCTACCAGAAACCTATATGGACTTTTGAGGAAGCCGTTATTGGAGTTTTAGATGAAAAAGAAGCTGGTGGTTTAAACATGGCCACCAGCTTAGGTTACCCCTTGTGTAAAGACTATCCAAATAAAGCTGTTTTCTTTAGTAACCCACCTGATTTTGAATTAGATAGGGTGAAGGAATTAAAAAAGAAAACTGAAATTACTATTAAAAGTATGCTGGCCTATAAGCGTCCTGATTGGTGGTTTGTTGATTTTCTTAAAGCTGAATTACTCAAAATATCTAAGGTTGTTGATTTTGATTCACGCCTTATTTCTGGTGCTCCAATCGAGATGATTATTGTTGCTAGAATGCTTTGTGGTTCCTTTATGTCAAGTATGACTAAGAACCGTATAAAAAACAACTCTGGTTTAGGCATAGATGAAACTTCCGAAGAATGGGAATTGCTATTTAAGCACATGACTACATTTGGTCCAGAAATTTTTGCCGGTGATTATACTTGGTTTGATGGTTCACACACCTATCAACTCATTATGTGTGTTTGTAAGCT